ATTGGCTCAGGTCAAGGATGGCAATATAGACAAGGCCTACAAGCGCACTAACGGTAATGAGCGCATTATCTTGGAAACAGGCGCTGAGGTAAAGGTAGTTGCAGCTACTACTGACTCAGCCCGTGGGCTAACCGCAGATATGGTTTGGGTAGATGAGTTACGTGAGTGTGGAGTCGAGGCACTGGATGCTGTAAAGAGTACGACGCTTACACGGCCTAATTCGCAGCGCTTTTACACGTCGAACGCTGGTCATAAAGACAGCACGGTGCTAAACGAAATGCGCGAGCGCAGCCTTACTAAAGCTCCTAAGACCGTTGGCTATTATGAATTTAGCGCACCTGATAACTGTGACATATGGGATCGCAGTGCTTGGGCCGCTGCAAACCCGAGTTTAGGCATACTCATATCCGAGCAAGCCATTGAGGAAATCATAAGCACAAGTACATTTAATGCCGCTATGACTGAAACACTGTGTAAATGGGTCGGCACAATGACCAGCCCGTTCACACCTGGCAGTTGGGAGGAGTGCGCAGATATTGACCTAGTTATGTCTCCTGGCATGTACACGATGTTTGCCTTTGACGTTGAGCCACACGCAGGCAGACACGCATCCCTGATGGCAGGGTGCATATTGCCTGATGGACGTATTGGCCTAAGTTTGGTAAAAACTTGGGAATCAGATCGTGCGATTGACCAGCTGAAAATAGCGGCAGACATAAAAGCGTACTGTGATGAGTGGATGCCTAAGTTAGTGCTATTTGATAAATACACAGGCCAAGGAATTGCTGACCGTCTCTATAACTCTGGGATAAAGGTTGAGGACTGCAGTGGCAGTGCCTTTTACAACGCCTGTTCAACGTTTAAGGACTGCATAGATAACCGCCGTATTGTCCACGGTGCGCAGCCATCACTAGATGAGGCTATGGATAACGTAGCGGCAAAAACACAAGATTATGGCTGGCGTATAGTCAGAAAAAAATCTAGCGGATCAGTGGCAGCGCCTATTGGCGCAGCTATGCTTTCGCTGCACCTGTCTAAGCCAATGAATGAGGCAAAAATATACGCCTAGCGACACGCCGAGCTATAACCTGAAATATGCTTGACAAAATGAAAAAATCGCGCCATGGGATTACTGCAGACTCTAGGACTCAAATCTACTAACGTAGAGGCACAACTAGCACCTGCAATTATGAACACTGGCTACGGTGCTGGCGTTTATAGCTTCAACTCAGGGCTATCTAATTTTGGCATGGGTATGGATCGCAACACGGCACTGCAAGTGCCAAGTGTTATGCGATGCCGTAACTTAATCGCAGGTGTAATTTCCAGTATTGATTTAGAGCTGTATAAGAAATCTACAGGAGTAGAGCTAGAGTCTCCACTGTGGTTAGACCAGCCAGATATACGCCAACCACGTAGCGTAACTATTGCCTACACAGTTGATTCATTACTATTTTACGGCGTTGCATATTGGCGCGTTACATCACTTTATGCCGACGATGGACGGCCATCAGGCTTTGAATGGGTATCTAATAGCCGCGTTACTGTTACAACTAATCAATATGGCGATCAAGTCGAATTTTATTCAATCAACGGTGAGCGCACTCCTATGTCAGGAATTGGCTCACTCGTTACTTTCCAATCGTTGCTACCTGGAGTGTTAGAAGTCGGTGGCCGTACTATTCAAGCCGCTTTAGATATTTGTAAAGCTGCATCAGTAAGTGCAGCTACTCCAATGGCTACTACTGTGCTAAAAAATAATGGCGCTGATTTACCTGAGGCACAAGTAAGCGGCCTTTTAGCTGCATGGAAAGCTGCACGTGCATCACGATCTACTGCATTTTTGACTAGCACTCTTGAAGTGCAAAATATTGGCTTTAGCCCTAAAGACATGATGTATAACGAGGCATCACAATACTTAGCAACAGAGATAGCACGCTTAATGAACGTGCCAGCGTATTACATCAGCGCAGACATGAATAACAGCATGACGTATCAAAATATCTTAGATGGCCGTAAAGAGTTTGTGGCCTACTCTTTACAGCCATTTATTTCTGCTATTGAAAACCGTCTTTCAATGGATGACATAACAGCACACGGCAACGTAGTGCGCTTTGCAATAGATGAGACTTTCCTACGTGCAGATACTGCAGCGCGTTTGGATGCAATCGAAAAGATGCTTAACCTTGGCTTAATTGATTTACAGCAAGCGCAATCTATGGAACAACTAAGCCCTATGGGTCTAAGTGAAGGAGTGGGTACAAGTGATTTTAACATTTAGTAGCAATATAGAAGCTAGCGATACAGAGCGCCGCATTATCGCTGGCAAAATCGCGCCATACGGTGAAGTAGGAAACACAAGCGCAGGCGCTGTGGTATTTGCTGAGGGCAGTATTGCAATACCTGATGTAAATAATATTAAGTTACTTATGAGCCATGACAATACAAAGCCAATAGGTCGTATGCAATCAATGCGATCTGATAAGTCAGGCGTTTATGGCAGCTTCAAAGTAAGTGCAAGCTCACGCGGTACTGATGCAATTTTGCTAGCCCAGGAACAACTTATGTCTGGCTTATCCGTTGGTGTTGAAGTTACAGCATCAAAGCCGACAAAAGATTATCTCCTGGTGACGGCGGCAGTACTTAAAGAGGTAAGCCTGGTCGAAAGCCCTGCATTTACCTCAGCCGCCGTGCAAAAGATTGCAGCCGCTGAGGGCGATGTGCCAGTAGAGGCTGCTTCAACAAGTACCAAAGTAATTACAACCAGCACGACAATCAACAGCACGACAACCGAAACCGAAACCGAAACCGAAAGTGAGGATGTCATGACGACAGCCCCCGATCAATCAGCAACTGAGGCAGCATCTGCCCCAGAAACAGCTGCACCTACTGTAGAGGCAGCTCGTCCTATCATCCGTCCATCAGTACTTAACAGCCAGACCGTGCGTACTCCTATTATCAACATGGGTTCATACACTGAACACAAGATCAAGGCAGCACTAGGTAATGACGATTCACGTCTTTACGTAACCGCAGCTGATGACAGTTTCAGCACGAATCCAGGTTTTAATCCGACTCAGTACCTGTCAGAATTTCCAACTAATACACGCTTTGGCACTCCATCTATTGATGCATGCTCACGTGGCGTATTGCCAGCAAACGGTATGACAATTAACGTGCCATCACTCGTTACATCTGCAGGCGGCCAATCAGGTGTTGCACCTGCTGTAACTGTTGAGGCAGAAGCAGGCGCTGTACAAAACACAGGTATGGTTACTGAATATCTATCAGGTACAGTTTCAAAATACTCAGGTATGAACACAATCAGCATCGAGCTTTTAGAGCGCGGATATGGTGATGGCAATTTCTTTAGTGAATTGACAGCACAACTCCAAAACGCTTACCTAAAGACACTTGATACAACAGTTAACGCAGCTCTAGTAACTGCAGGTACTGTTGCAACAACTGCACAAGCTGCAACATCAGCAGGAATTATTGGTTATACATCAGAAGCTGCACGTCTTGTTTATGAGGCAACTGGCTACTATGCAAATAACTACATCGCTAATGGCGCACAATGGCAGCTACTACTTGGCGCATCAGATACAACTGGCCGCCCAATTTACTCAGCAACTCAGCCATACCAAATGAATCCAGCAGGTCAAGTACAACCTGGTTCAATCCGCGGTAACGTGCTTGGTCTTGATCTCTATGTTGATAAGAATTTTGCAGCTACAACTGTTGTAGATGACAGCGCAATTATTCTTGCACCTGAGGCATTTACTGTGTACCAAAGCCCACAGGCTTACATGTCAGTAAATGTTGTATCTAACTTGCAGGTTCAGGTTGCGATCTACGGCTACATGGCAACTATTGCCAAGATGCCTAAGGGAATCATCCGTTACAACTTCACCTAAGCAATAACCCTAATAGTGGGTAGGGCCTTAGCCCTTGGCCCTACCTACCTAGAGTAAGGAGTACCGAAATGGCAGCAACGTATGTGACCATGGCCGAGTTAAGAAGCAACCTTGGAATCGGAACTTTATACTCGGACAGTACAGTTGAAGAGTGCGCTCAAACTGCCGAGGACTTACTCAATAGCTATCTTTGGTTTGATTCCGTACCTGTAGTTGGGACAGCGTTAGTATCTAACGTAGCTACAGTAATGTTGGCCAGCCCTGGGATTTTTACTACAGGGGAATCGGTAACGATCTCAGGCGCTGGTTCAACTTTCAATGGCGCATTTACAATTACTGCAACACTGCCATGGAGTACAGGTACTGCAAACATATTGCCTGCTTTCAATATGCAACTCAATTACTGGCAATATCCACAGGGCTATAGCTTCATCCAATATGCCAAGACAGCTGACGATCAAAATTTCCGTCGTGTATTGCCTTATGGCCGTGGCGTAGGTACTGACACAAAGACTGCCTCATACGCCACCACAGGGGCTGTGCGCGAGGCTGCTATGTGTCTAGCTGTAGATATATGGCAGGCGCGCCAGGTAAGCCAGACAGGCGGCGTATCTATAGACGGTTTTAGCCCAAGCCCGTACCGCATGGGTAACTCAATGATTAGCAAGGTGCGCGGCCTTATAGCCCCGTATCTCAACCCGTCGGCCATGGTGGGGTAATGACGGCGGCCCTGACTACGCTACGCGGCACTATCGCAACGGCGCTCACTAATAACGGTGTATGGAGTGTGTTTAGCTTTCCACCTGAGACGATACTAGCCAACTCGGTAGTAGTTGCTCCTAGTGATCCATACATTGAGCCAAGTAATAACTCACAGAATCTAAACCCTAAAGCCAATTTCAATATTATTATGACCGTGCCTATGTTTGATAATCAGGGCAACCTTGCAGGCATTGAGGACACAATCGTTGCAGTATTCCAAAAATTATTAATATCAGGCCTGACCTATAACATTAGTGCAATAACCGCGCCGTCGGTCTTAGACGTTGCTAGCGGATCACTGCTCACTGCATCTTTCCAACTATCCGTACTAACAACCTGGAGCTAAACATGCCATACCCAACCGAAGCCGATTTAGAGGTTCTAAAGAAATTAGGACTTGCAGCACCTGACGTTACACCCACTAAAAAGAAAGATGAGGAATAAGTAAATGGCAATTTATCTAGACAATAACGTTGGCCTGAAAATTGCCACGGTTGATTTGAGTGAGTACATCACTTCAATCACACTCACACAAACTTTCGATGAGGTCGAGACAACAGTAATGGGCGCAACTGCTCACCAATTCAGCAAGGGCCTAGAGTCCAGCACACTGGCTGTTGATTTCCTTAATGACTGGGCAGCTTCTAAGGTTCAGGCAACACTACAGGCGGCATATGGCACAAGCGTTACTGCACTGATTGTGCCAGTACGCGCAGCCTCAGCTACGGTTATTAGTGCATCTAACCCGTTGTACACAGTTTCAATTTTGATTAATAACCTCACACCTGTTGGCTCAGGCGGCCCAGCCGACTTTGCCTCATCTAGCATGACCTTTACCTGTACATCAACTGTTGCATACGCAACTAGCGGCTCATTTAACTAGGCGTTAGAAAATGGCGCGGCTAAAGATCGTAAGGGCAAGCGGCGAGGTAATTGTTTCGATAACTCCAGTAGTGGAGTATGCGTTTGAAAAGTATGCAGGTCAAGGCATACAAAAGCAGATACGCGAACATGAACGCCAGAGCGATATTTATTGGCTGGCACACAACGCGCTAATGCGTACCGAGGTAATTCCGCCCTTTGGCGATGATTTCCTTGCAACGCTTATAGCTGTTGAGGTGTTAGATGATGAAGACCCAAAAGCATAGATCGGGGCAGCTTTACTTACCTGGTTGCCCAGTTAGCCGTTGAGCTAAAGATTAGCCCCGATCAGGTGCTAGCGATGGATGAACGTATGTTCAAGGCAGTACTACAAGTGTTAGGCGATAGAGCGAAGGAGATACGAAATGCCAGTAAGCGTAAAGGGCGGCATTGAGTTACGTAAAGCGCTCAAAAAATTTACACCTGATTTAGCTAAAGAAACTCAAAAAGAAATAGGGCGCTTGCTTAAACCTATCACACAAAAGGCACGTGGCTTCATACCTGCTAGCGCTCCTTTATCAGGCTGGAGCAAAGATTCGATAGATGGCAAGTTTCCACAATGGAGCAGCAGCGATGCTAAGCGCGGTATTGG